GCCATGTGTTGTTGAAGTTCATAGTGATGTTGAGACCTTTTTACTATAAATAGTATTTACCAAAACAATTGGATTAGGATTATAAGAATAGCAAGGCTAAAACAAATCATAGTTTTCGGAGTAAACATCGATTCACCCAACAAAAACCACGTAAGGATAGGGAATATGATAAGACCAGCAGAAGACCCTATGAACCTGGCGGTCCAGGCAGAGCCTGTTTCATCTACAATAAACTTCCAAGAATACCAGAACGCTACAGAACATGGAGCACCCAACAAGAGTGCAGTGATCCAGGGCTTGCCTGCCCACCATTCAGATAGATACTGCGAGTTAAGTTGAAACCATCCTATAATTTGACCAACAAATACAAGTGCTATTCCAATGTAAAGATTCATCAGTGTGTCCAGAGTCCGGAGAGCGCGAGGGGGGCTCGATACGCTAGCTCTGCGGTTTTCGACAAATCTAGTAAAAGCTGGAATTCCTTGTTCGGCAAATACAAGGTGTCGACCTTGTGCTCTTCTACTTGCTCAAAGTAATCCAACATCAGAAGTTCCACAGTGGATGCTGCCGATCTAAACTCCAAGACCGCGGTGAGTTCAGCTTGAGATAGCAAGATGGCTTCTCTGTAATAATCCTGCAACACTGAGTCCAGCCTGTGGATTATGGGCTTTAGCCCCTTGTGCAAGACCCTTAATACACTCACCTTTACGGGTGTCGTCTTGGAATTCATTATAAATATTCCAACAAGTCTGAGTATCCGCCCACTTTTTTAGTGTATCCTGACAGCATGTTATTGGCTAAGATAATCGGCACAGTTGGTTGGTCGTGAAACTCTTTGTATTCTTCCAGCACGTCTGGAGTGTCGATGTAGTTAAGAAAGATATGCTCTGCTTGTTTCGCGTTGCAATACTCTATCGCCTTTACACAGAATGGGCAGTTTGTCCTGCCTATTATTATAAATCTATCCATTTAATTGTTGCTTTCCGTCTGTTTTGGTGTCTATAGACTTGTAGATCTGCTTTGCGCTGCCAAATGCTATTATTTCATCAGTCTTTCCGCCTTCGTTTAATTTTATAACCGAAAACTTTTCTTGCGCGAAGTTGGAGTTTTCTCTTAACAAAAATTTTGTGGCGCCGGCGTAATCTGATATTGAAACAATACTGGAAGAATTGATATACATTCTCTTCAAAGATACATCTCTTTTGTATCCGTCATTTTCTATTAACAATCTCTTTATCTCTACTAACATTTAAATACCCAAGTTCTTCAAAATAAATGCGCCGATTAAACCTATCATTGTTGTAAAAAGCGTCCATATCATCCTTGACGATGTCCTCTTCCAAGTCTCTAACTCTCTTATTCTTGCATAGAGTCCTTGGTCCGGATTATACACCGCCTCTTTTATCTTACCTATGTCTTCCGACATTTGCTCTTGCTTGTCGCTCATAACTTCGATGCCGTTACAAACTCTATCTAACTTTGACTGCATGTCCAACATGTACTCTTGCTCCACCATTGTACAACCCTCCGCAGTATTAACTAGTATTTATGAGTGGACAATGCTGTGGTTTGTCAACAAAAGTGTGCCAGCGACAGACACGGCATTTTTCATTGCGCAGCGAGTGACCTTTGCAGGGTCTAACACACCCGATGCTTTCAAATCTGAAAGCTTCCCACTTGAAAAGTTGATGCCCATCCAATCCCCAACATCACTGACCATTAATGAGCTAACCTCCGGAGATAGTCCGGCGTTTTCAGCCATAGTCTTAAAGGGTGCTTCGAGCGCGCGTTTGAAAATGGAGAGTGCTGATGATTGCTCTTCTGTGTCGAAATTGGGGTTAATCGAATTAGATACACGAAGCAGGGTCATACCACCTCCAGGTACGATTCCTTCTTGTTGTGCCGACCTGACTGCCTCCAAGGCATCTTCGATACGATGCTTCTTTTCAATCATCTCTACTTCAGATGAAGCACCAACACGGATGATAGCAACACCAGAAGAGAGACGAGTAACACGATCTTGGAGTCGTCCCGCTTCATGGATGTCGTCAGTTTGTTGTATTTCGACTTTGATCTTCTCAATAGTCTCATCAACTTTTTCATAGTCCCCTTCACCGTCTACGACAGTAGTCGTGTTCTTGGTGATCTCCACACTAGCAGCCTTTCCAAAATCAGTCAAGGAAACCTCAGTGAGGTTGTGACCCATCGACTGTTGAAAAAACTTTGCGCCTGTTGATACCGATAGGTCGCTCATTATTGCTCTTCTTTCTTCCCCGTAGCGAGGAGCCTTTACAGCGGCAACCTTCATCGATCCGCGCATAGTATTCATAATTAGTGCAGCCAAGGCTTGACCTTCCACTTCTTCTGCGACGATGATGAATGGCCGGGATTCGCGAGCAGCGATTTCCAAAGCAGGTAAAATCTGGTTGACTTGGTCTACTTTTGTGTCGGTAATCAAGAACATCGGGTTCTCATAGCGGCAGATTCCACGTCTGTCGTCCGTAATGAACGCAGTGGCGGCATAGCCGCTGTCAAATCTAAAACCCTCTACAAGATCCAAACTCGTCTCTAGAGAGCGTGCCTCCTCAATTGTGATGGAGCCATTCTTACCTACCTTGTCTACTGCAGTGGCGACAAGTGTGCCGATGGCCTCGTCGTTGTTCGCTGAAATTGTCGCGATATGCCTCACGTCTTCTGCAGAAGAAATTGGCTGTGAAATTTCATCAATCACTTGTACTGCTTCACTAAGACACTGCTCTAGTCCGCGTTTGATTTCAATAGGGGATGTACCGGAGGCAATGTATTTGTTAGCTTGAACCAGAATCTCCCTAGCCAAAACTGTCGAGGTTGTAGTTCCGTCTCCTGCTTCTGCGTTGGTCATTGCAGATACTTGTTTCACCACCTCTGCACCAGCATTCATATGCGGGTCTTCAAAGTTCACATTTTGTGCTACGGTCACGCCGTCTTTCGTAACGAAGGGTCGTCTATCCTTTTGGTGGATAAGAACATTTTGTCCTTTGGGTCCGAGTGTTGTTGCTACGTAATCCGCTAGAGTGTTTACGCCGTCGAGAACCTTGTTGCGGAGTTCAGGTCCATGGCTTAGTTGTGTTGTCATTTTGACTCGCTTTCATGTTGGTATGTATATACTATAATGCATTTCGGTTGAAATGTCAAGGGGTTTTTAATCTAAATCTTCTTCGGCTGCCACTTCGTCGGCCTGGACGTTGTCTTGAATCTCTTTCTGAATCACGCCGGTGTCGCTTATGGCGCGCTCACCTGCCTTGATTGCCTCGTTTCTTTTGGGAAACGTAATATACTTGTTGATGTTATCATTCAAGTCAGCGAAAGCTTTGAAGAGAATCATGAATTTGTCTCTTACGGTATCCATGTGCATCGTAGCAACCTCTATAACCATATCCCTGGTCTTTGGAAGCTCGCCGAGAGTAGCCAGTTCGATGACACCATGTTTGACCAGTACATCAATCTGAGATACAGATAGAGTCCACTGAGTTTGACTTGATTCTGTAAGCAGTCTTTCTCTATCGCTGTATCTTTTGATTGCAGCTTCTCTCAAACTATTAGAGGAGCGATATGATCCTGATGATTTTCGAGGTCTCGATACGCCTGCTTTTTCCTGGGCGCGGAGGAGGTTTTCCTCTTTTTCGGATTGAGGGTCTTTCTTTAGATTGAACTTTTTAGCCAGACGCTGGATTTCGGGATCTTCAAAATTTTGATCTTCTTGTCCTTGTTCTTGGTCTTTCTCTTTTTCAATCTGAGCTAGCTTGCGTGAAAGCTGTGTATAGCCAGCGGTTCTCATGAGAATCTCATATTGTTCGTCTGGTTTTCCGTCTAGGGATTTCAAAAGGTCTATGACGCTTTGTGCATCGCCCCTTCTGAGTCCGTGTTTACGAAGTATTGCAGTGTCCGAAACTTCGAACAATACGGCGCCTGAACCTTTCAGTTTTGTAGTGCCCTTTGCTCCGCCCTGTAAGGTCATAAGGTCTATAAAGTTTCCTCTATTAATGTCAAACCCTTCAACTACAATGTGATTCTCTAGCTTTCTGGCGACGACATAATACATCCGACCTCCGAATTCGGGCTCGTCGAATAGTGCGTCAACTAGGTTAGTGTAACTTCCCTCTACTTTCGTCTTTGGACTCAAAAGCTTCAAACTCACAGGGACGGTGGGGGTACCCTCTTTGAGTTGTGTGAAGGCGACCAAATCCTGAATGGGGAGATTGCCTTTGTCTGTTCTCTCCGCCTCTTGTCTACCCTGAAGTAGAGCAGATAACCAGCCTTCAAATACAAAACCAGCGGATGCTTCGTTAAAGTCCGAAATGATCGCAGCCAGCGCCTCTAACATTATCAGAGAGGCTATAACTCTTCTTGGAGAAGTAATTCTGTTGTTTACATCTGTAATTCTCTGGAGGTATGCCAGCTTACCTTCAACCGAAGCTCCACCGCCGATCACAGAAAAGATTCTGTTGATAGTCTTGCGTCCCGTAGACTCTGGGTTTCCCCAGGCTTCAGTTGGCGTGAACTTAGGGAGAGATAACAGGAATTTCTCAGCCTCTTTTTTTCTGGCCTTGTCTGACATCTCTGTCAGTGCTGATGTCCCTTCTGTCCAGTCTTGAAACACCTCTTCAAAAAGGGCGAATAGATCATTTTTGCTTGTAATAGTATTTGGCATGTTAAAACTCCTCTCAATAATTAGATAATTTCGTCTGCAATGCCCATTTTTATTGCTTCTTCCGCAGAGATGTAAACATCTTTCTGCGTCTTGAGAAGCTTCTTTATCTTTGATGGCGTCAGGTTGGTATAACTTGCTAACGTCTCAATATACCTCTCCTGAATCCACTTTATCTCTTCCAGTTCATTCTCCATCGAAAAGATTGTTCCGCCGGTGCCAGCCATCACATTGTGAAGCATGATACGACAGTTTCGGCCAACTTTTCGCTTACCCTTTGTTCCTGCAGCAAGAATGGGGACGCCGGCTGACATCACTTTTCCTATACCAAAAGTTTCAATGTCGCACGTTCTCTCCTTGACCATGTCCATGATATCAAGAATCGAAAACATGTCGGAAGCAGTTCCTCCATGAGTTGACACCATCATAGCTATTGAGCGGGCAATGATGACCTGATCAGACTCTGGGTCTTTGGGGTCTTTCGGAGAGATCGTGTGGGAGGTGTTCTCCAGGTACAGTAAAGCTGCGACGACGTCGGCGCCTTTTAGTTCTGATATGTCTCCATAAAGGTTTATTGTCCTTGGCTCGGGCTCGGAATGCGACGGAGGTTGTATGTTATTTATAATTACAACTTGTTTATCCTCCTGGGTAAATTCATCTTGCTTCTTCTTCTTCTTTTTCTTCTTTGGAATTGCTGATACTCTTTTAGTCATATTATACCTCTCTCATTTCTATTAAATTAGTTATCTTGTCGGAATTTTTAAAACTCATCCATTCTTTGTCTGAGTCAAACTCCCTTTCAAATACATAGATATCTTCACTGGTTTTAGGAACATATCCATATGAAACGCACTGCCATCCAGGTAACGCTTCTTCCAATTTGCACTGTTCCTCATCTGTTTTGATTTGGATCCTTATCGTTCTTTCGTCAACTTTCCAATGTTCGCCCTTTACTTTTCTCATCTTTCAGAAACCCTCGCATCTTTTCAATGAGGGCCCGAGCTTCCGACCAAGATCTGAAACTTATGTGTTTGCGTCCGGCTGGTGGTACAGCGTTTATAAAAAGCAAAACATAGAGTTCCATAAACGTAGAAAGTTTTTTGCCCTCTTCTTCTAAGTACTCTTGTTTCTGCGAATCTTCAAGTGTTTTTGACTGTTCTGCTATAAAATCAATTGCAGCTTTGTGTGCTAAGTCAATACTGTCTAAAACTTGTAGTATAGATGCAGACATAAAAATGTAAAACCTTTTTCGTTTTCTTTTCTTGTCAAAATAAAAAACTGCATGCGTCAGGGCCACGCCGGTAAAAAACATTATTATAGAGTAAAGTTGTATCTCATTCATAATATTATTTTAGCATCTTTCCTGTTGGAAATCAAGCAAAAAGCCCCAGTGACCTTGATAGGTTTGGGGCTTTAAGTGATAACGTATTATTTTATCTTACTTTCTATTCTTGAGCTTTGCAGCAACAAGTCTTTTAGTAACTCTCTTAAGCACTTCGTTCACAAGGTCTTCTTGCTCATTCTCATATACTGACTGGCGCATGCCTGGGGCTTCGGGCTCCTCTTCTTCCATTTCTGGATCGGCTTCTCCCATGTCTCCCATGTCTTCCATGTCTTCCATGTCTTCCATGTCTTCGTCAGATTCAGATCCCATTGCTGCTGATAGTCTTTCGCCTAGGCTGATAAGAAGTTGTGCCTCCTCTTCAGTAAGGCTCATGTCTGCGGCTCCTGGCTCATCTGCTGGCTCGTCCATTTCACCTTCTGGATCCATGTCCATATCGCCTTCTGGATCCATGTCCAACTCAGCGTCTAGTTCCATTTCCTCTTCTTCTTCGAGGTCCTCTAGATTTTCTTCAAGTTCAACTTCCTCTTCTTCGTTGATCTCTTCGTTCTCTTTTACGTCTTCTTCCTCTTTCTTACCAGGGGCACTGTACATTTCACTGACAAAATTCTCAGTCATTGCATCGACGTTTGCAAGTTTCATAAACCTGCGGATTGTGTTTTCTTTTAACATTTTGTTATCACTCATTTTATATTTCTCCTTTTTCGAAAGCGGTGATTGGTATAAATAATACAACTATAAATAGTCTTTTTCATCTAGAAAGTCAAATTTTATTCTCTTAGAAAGCTTCTTAAGGGCCTCTTTCTCTATCTGGGAAACTCTCACTAAAGATATGTGCAATCTTTTTGCCGCTTGCTCTAAAGTTAATTGCCCATGCTTGTCCACTGTGCAATGGACGCAGTTGTTATCTTCTGGGTAGTCTATCCAACATCTTTCCTTGAGTCCACCACAATAATCACAAACCTCATCACTCATATTCTTTTAAATCCATTTCAATCATATCGAAAATATTATCCTTGTCAGATTCAGTAATTCCAAGGTCCCTCATGAGGTCTTGGCCTGAATCAATATCCTTTTTGTATCTGTTTAATTTTCTCTTGCCCATTGACCGGGCATTTTCTTTTACTTTGTACATAACCTTCAACATGTCAGGGTCGTTTTCAAGGTATAATTTTGCTATTCCTGAAAACCAACTCACTTGTGTAAGGTTATCGTTTCTTATTCTAAGTTTAATGTCTGCTGATGTCTTCTCATAAGCTGAAAAAGATATGACAACTACTTTTTTTGGCTGATGTTCTTTCATTTTGTTAAAATGTGAGTTGCACTTTCAGAGATGCCTGAAGATGTTTGCTTAATCATCTTTACTTTATCTCTAAATTCTCGGATTGACCTGGAACCACTATAGGAAAGACCAGAGCGAATGTTCTGGTGGAGGTCCGGTAAGATCTCTGAGACTCTCCCTTTGTAAGGTATCGTTGTAGAGACCCCTTCCAGGGAACTAGACCTTCCTCTCCAGGCGATTTGAGCTTCTCTAGAAGCCATTCCTCTATAAGCTTTGTACTTGCGGCCATCGTTGCCTTGAAATGTTTCTCCTGGTGATTCTTTTGTTCCCGCCAACAGAGATCCAAGCATAACAAAGTCTGCGCCGGCGGCGAGACACTTTACAATGTCGCCGGCGTTTTTGATTCCACCATCCGCGACTAACGAGGCGTTGTCGACCGCTCTACTACATTCTAATACAGACTGAAAAGTGGGCACGCCGTGAGCTGTTTGAATGCGAGTGCTACAAATACTGCCGCCGCCGACTCCAACCCTGATTGCATCTGATCCCCACTCTTGTAGATCCGCAAATGCGTCAGCGGTTGCAACGTTTCCAGCCATTATAGTAACTTTTTCTCCGAACTTATCTTTTAGCGTCTTTATTGCTCTTTCTACGTTTGAATGATGGCCATGGGCCACGTCAACGCACAATAAAAATGCTCCCGCCTCTACAACTGCAGAAGCTCTAGTGTCAAAATCACCACTGACCCCTATGGCTGCGCCGACTTTGTAGTCGCGACCTATGACGGCTCTCCTTACCAGTGAGGACTGATCTTCGATTGTGTTATATCTATGTACAATGCCGAATCCTCCGGCCTCACCCATAGCAAAAGCCATGTCCTCTCCGGTTACGGTGTCCATAGGGGAAGAGATGATAGGCAAGCTAAATTTATATTCGCCAATCACAGAAGAAGTATCAACCTCGGATCTTGATTCTATGTCTGATTTCTGAGGCACTAATAGCACGTCATCAAAGCTCAGGGCTGTCTTGAGTTTCTTCACTGATTTCCTCACTTTCTTCTTTAGTATAACAGCTGGTACAAATTAAGTCAATGTTTTCTGAGTACTTATTTACGTGCCAGTCGTCAATGTTCTCACCTTGCGCCGGAGGTCGGTCGCATTCTGTGCACTTTACCTGTTTCTTGAAGTTGGCCATGGAAGATTTGAAATCTTTCATGAACTGCTTTCTAGCCTGGACGAATTGCTTTCGTTTTATTTTCCTTGCAAAGCTTCCCATTACTTATCTCCTGTTGAACCAAGTGCACCATCGCCCCTGGTCGTTTCCTTATCATAGATATTATCTTCTTCGATTACCTGTAACCCAGGTTTCTCGATTCTGACGAATACGCCTTGAGCGACCTTTTGTCCTGGCTCAATGAACTCTACATCCTTTCCAATGTTGTGAAGGTTTACAAAGATCTCTCCTGTGTATCCCTCGTCCACGACACAAGCACCTGTGATGAGATGCAGTTTGCTAGCTACACCTGACTTGTTCATGATTTGCAGCATGCAGTCTGACGGTACCTCCATCTTCACTCCAGTCTCCAGCAAGACACTCTGACCTGGCTGGATTCTTACTGCTGCGCCCTCGATGGGATTGAAGAAAAAGTCCATCCCTGCGTCTGTTCTGTGTGCCCTAACTGGTAGTTTCGCGTCGGGCCGGGTGCGAAATACTCTTACTCTACTATTGTCTAATGATGCCATTGTTTTCTCCTTTATGCTAATAGCTTGAACATTTTTCTCATACTGAATGTGGAAAATCCCCACTGTTGATTATAGTTTAGTCTGGCCATATAAGGCCGGTTGATTTGGACAATATCTTTCTTGGGATCTACACCCCAGCATCGGATAGTTGTCATCTCGTTGTTGTCATCAATCACCTTTACCACGTAAAAGTTCTTGCCGTTCTTTGATTTCTTTAGTATGCATTCCCTAGGGATAAACCAGGTCACACCTAATTCAGGGTCGAACTCTGAAATAGGCGGAACATATAGTTCGTTCAGCTTCTGCCTTACTCTTGGTGTAACCACTGCGTTGATTGGGAACACGCCAGTAAGATTGACGAGATACTCTAGCTTTTCTTCTTCGGAAAAGTCACCCTCTGGCTCATATCTCTCTATGTTCTCATCCAGGTTCTTCTCCTTCCTTGGTCGGTCATTTGCGACAGCAGCATAAAAGTGCTGCATACCGGAGAACCTGTCGTCTTGTAATGTGCTCAGGGCCTGGGAAAGACACAGAGCGGTGATGGACTTCTTATTTAGTTTAGAGTAAGTAATCTTCGGGTGGAACAAGAACTCCTCAATAGTGTTGAACGGTCTGTGCTCGATGATTTGCTCGATAGCTTTGATGCCCAGTCCTTTGATGGAGGACAGGGGTTGAATCAAAGTCTTTCCATCATCGCTGATTTCCCAGCCGACACCTGACGTATTTACGTTGAGTTGCTCTACGTTGTAACCAAGCGACTTAGCTGTTGCGATTGCTCTTTCTTTTCTTGTCTCCGGCTCTTTATCCAAGAAGGCTGCTAGCCATTCCGATGGATAGTAGTTAAGAAGATAAGCACACTGATAAGAGAGCACACAATAGGATACAGCGTGAGATTTATTAAAGCCGTAGCCTGAAAAGTACTCAAATGTTTCCCAAAGTTCTCTAGCTTCATAATCTTTCATTCCTTTCTCCAAGCATCCGCGCTTGAACTTGTCAAAGATTTTGTCTTTCTGAGCCTGGACTTCACCAGTACCCTTCTTAGTAAGTAGTTTTCTGAGCTTATTACCTTCATCCAGGGATAAGTCCTTGCCTAACTTGTGAGCCAACATAGCAATCTGCTCCTGAAAAATAAGGAAGCCGTATGTTTCTTCTGTTACTTCTCGCACATGCTTGTTGACGTATTCCACGTCCTCTGGATTTGACTTTGCTCCGATGTACTTTCTGTCTACTCCCGCACCTAGTGGACCTGGTCGATAGATAGAAGTGATAGCCGACAAGTCAATGATGTTATCTGGCTTAGCATTCTTGCAGAACGATTGAGCGCCGGTCTCTGTGAACTGGAAGATACCTGCCCACTTACCCTTGTGAAAGACATTCTCCCAAACTTCTTTATCATCCAAGTCAATCTTCTCTGGGTGTAAGTTCTTGTCGTAGAAATCTTTGATGTCCGCAAATGTAGGGTTCTCCATTCCGTGATGACGTTTGAGGATACGCTCGATGGCGCCCTCCAGCATGCGAAGTGAAGCAAGACCCAAGATATCAAACTTGATGAAACCCATTGGCTCCAAGTGTCTTACGTTCATACCCTCGGACCATGGTGTTTGTCGAACTCCTCCTGAGTTGATAAGTGGCATCCAC